TTTTTCTAAAAACGTCTGGAGGACATAAAATCTTTTCGGGAACACCATGCCATGACATGTTATTTGTTTGAAACAACGTAGCAGTGTTATAAGTAACCTCGTGCCTTTTCACACATTCTGTAACATCCTCGTTCCATAATTCTGTTTGCCCGTTCCACGAAGAATCCCAATTCTCGTTTAAATATAAGATTAAATTTAAACGCCTTTCTTTGTTTTCTAGTATAGGGTGTTTCTCGTAGTCTAAATGAAGATGTAATCTTCCGTATCTACCATGTGCGTGTATAGAACTTCCGTATAACGTAGGATCGTATTCGAGAGTATCTATGGATGAAATCTCGGCAAACGCGTTGACCATTTCATTCGAAGAAAGTGCGTCATATACAGATTTTATAGTGGGTGGAAGTTCTTTTATATTGGAATTCAAATATTTTACTTCAGCTGGATTTTCGTAATTAAACCAATTTTTGTTTGTGTCAAAGTCACATGGAAATTCTGACACAACTTTAGAAATGGTATCCTCACTTAAAAAGTTTGGAATTGATACATTCTTAAACGGTACACCATTTGAAAATTCTGTTTTGTAGTGTTCTAGATTATTCATCCAGTCACCGAACAAACTCATATAAAGAGTATTATGCATTTTTCTTTAAATGACGGTATTTTCCGATGAAAGGGGTGATATGATATTTAATTTTTCTACAGCACCCTTTAAAATAGAGCAGTCGTTTACATCATTAAACAATAAGAATGTGTTACGGGGTATACACTTTAGCCCTTATAAGAAATATGTAAGTGTAGTTTCTGGTAGAATTGTCGACGTCGTAGTGAGCCCCGATGGTAGTGTGAACATGTATGAACTAAAAGCTGGTGACTCTATATTAATTGATGAGCATCATGGACACGGGTACTTTTGTTTTGAAGAATCACACATCGTCTATTTTTTAGGAGGTAAATATGACCCAGTACTAGAAAAAAATTGTCATTGGAAAGATCCCACACTAAACATAAAATGGCCGGAACAAAGCGTTCATGCTATCGTATCCACGAAAGATAAAATGAATTGCTTATTTAAACCCATCGAAACAGTTGTATTGGGATCGGGTGGGTATTTGGGTAAACAACTTCTACGATACATACCAAATAGTGTGGGAAGTAGGACGAGACTGGAAAATATAAAAGAAGAACTCGAGTTCTTGAAACCCAAATATGTCGTATCGGCCGCGGGTATTTCCGGTAAACCAACTGTGATGTGGTGCGAAAATCACAAAGAAGAAACGACATTTGTAAATCTCACACAACAATTGCACCTCATAGAAGTGTGTAAAAATCTTGGCATTCATTTAACACTTTTGGGTTCTGCACAAGTGTATGATGGTAATAAGTTTTTCACTGAAGATGATACACCCAATTTTGATAGACTCTTTTATTCACGTACGAGAATACTTTTAGAAAATGTTATTCGAGATGTATATTCGAAAAATGTTCTATATTTACGTATAGTTTATCCAATTACGTTTGACAAAAATGAACGCTGTTTCTTAGAAAAAATGCGACACAGAACACATAACGTCCACGATACCCGCGTGTCACTCACAATAGTTCCACATTTGTTTCCAAAAATTAAAACACTACTAGATCAAAAAATAACCGGTATAATGAATTTCACAAATGATGGTTGTGTATCTCTTTGTGAACTACTCGATATATTCAACGAGAAATATTCTGTATCGAATGAAGTGAGTGACCGTGGCGAGTGTAAACTTGATGTATCACGTCTGAAGTCGATCATTAGTGTAGAAGAGGTTAAAAGTGTATTAAAGACATTTTCAAATGATAAAAATATATGTTAATCGATTGTTTTATATTTTATAATGAACTCGACTTACTCAAAAATAGACTCACGTACATGTCTCCGATTGTTGATAAATTTGTAATCGTAGAGTCGACCGTTACATTCAGAGGTAATCCAAAAGAACTGTACTATCAAAAACATAAGGATATGTTTAAGGAGTGGGAAGATAAAATAATTAACGTAGTGGTGGAAGACAATCCCGACGGTGAAAATCCATGGGAACGCGAACATTATCAACGCAACTGTATTACGAGGGGTCTAAAGGATATGGATAACGAAACACTTGTCATGATTTCTGATATAGATGAAGTTCCAAATATCAAATGTATACAAATTCCTCCCAATCAACACATATGTTCTTTCAACATGATAGCGTTTCAATATAGTTTAAAATACATACAGGAAGTTGAACCGTGGTTTGGTACTATACTCACGACGAAGAAAGTTTTGGAACATCTAACCCCGCAAATGTTACGCGATAGGCGTTGGAAGTTTCCTTTTTATAGGAATGCTGGTTGGCACTTTTCATCATTCGGTGATGAAAAATTTGTAGCGAACAAGATACGAAATTTTTCACATTGTCACGATGAAAGTTCTCAAAATAAAAATGAAGATACGTATAAAATGTACATAGAAGAAGGTCTTCACACGGATGGAAAATATAAATTAGTTAAAACCACACAAGATATCTTAGACCAGGTACCCAAAGAATTTTTATGAATTAAATACAATTGAAAATGGTTTGTTTCCATAAATAGCCGCCATGTATGCATACGTTGAAAATCCAACCAAATCTGGGTTTCCACCGGTGAGAAAAAGATGCGGGCACTTACTGAATAAGAAGAAACGAAGATATATAGATTGGTAATTTTCTATAGACATTTCCTCTTTAGAGTGTTGAGACATACCTATAATAAAAGTTGTATCGAGTGTTACCAATTTGTCCCCAAATTCTTGTATTAATTCATCTAACGTCGTTTTAGAGTCACTCGAAATAAACACCTTACCCGAAGCATCCCGTATAACTTTTCTAAATCTTTCTAAACCCGCGTCCGAACAGTGATAGAAACCCGGTTGATCGGATCTTTCATCTTGATATTGTCTAGAATCCTCACTGTATGAACCTCGACGAATTGAAACGCCACACGATACATCTTTTAGTAGGTGAATATGATTTTGGATCGTTTGTTCCATGTATGACGTTGGTTCTATGATGTCTCGTATTCTTGGGTGCACGTTTCTTATCGTATAAGGGTTGATAAAAATAGGAGATTCGGGTATCTTACCCAAATAAGAGACGCGAGTAAATCCTTTTATGGTAATACAATTTGAAAATTCATACTCGTACACGGAATCGTGTAACTTAGTACACTCCTTTTGCATAGAAGTGAGTTGAATTAATATATTACCTAAAGCACCACTTGGTTTAAATACATACTCGTCGCTCATTATGGTTTAAAGACAAGGTTGTTCTTTAAATCATAATGACCAAGAAGGTTTGGTATGCACCCAACAAATTTGAATCATACGGGGAGGAAGAAATTGAAGCTGTCAATAATTGTCTCCGCGATGGTTGGCTCGCTGGCTTTGGGGATCGTTCTATTGAATTTGAGAAAAGGGTTTCAGGTATATTCGGGAAGAGACATGGACTCTTTGTAAACTCCGGGAGTAGCGCGATCCTTTTAGGTTTGTGTGCGCTCGACCTTCCAAAGGGTTCTGAAATCGTAACACCTGCGTGTGGATTTTCCACTACCGTCGCGCCTATCGTACAACTGGGTCACAAACCCGTGTTTTGTGACGTAGAACTCGCTACGTATGTTCCAAGTGTAGAACAACTCAAGAAGGTTGTCACGGAAAACACGAAGTGTCTCCTTCTTCCAAACTTGATCGGAAACACACCCGATTGGAAGGCCATCCGCGAAGCATTTCCAAACGTGATTTTGTTTGAAGATTCCGCCGACACGATCACAAAGACTGAGTGCACGGATTTAAGCACCACGAGCTTCTACGCGAGTCACGTCATCACCGCGGGTGGCGTAGGTGGCATGGTCATGTTTAACGACGAGGAACATCTCAAGCGCGCGCTCATGTACAGAGATTGGGGTAGAATCGGTGATAACATCGAAGAGCCGAGCGAACGATTTAATCACTCCGTCGATGGCATTCCATACGATTGGAAGTTTTTGTATGGGGTCGCGGGGTATCACTTGAAGGCGTGTGAAATGAACGCGGCGTTTGGTCTCGTACAGCTCGATAAGCTCGAAGGTTTCCTCAAGAAGAGACGCGCGATGATTGAACGCTACCTCGAAAACCTCAAGGACACGGAGTACTACACGCTTCCAGATGATTCCAGAAAACCAAACTGGCTCGCGATTCCACTACAGTGTTCGGATAGACTTGAATTGGTGAAATACCTCGAAGAAAATGATGTTCAAACACGGGTCACATTTGCTGGTAATATCACGAGACACCCGGCGTTCAGAGAGTATCTCCAAGAATTTGAAAACGCAGATAACATAATGAGAGATGGGTTCCTTCTAGGTGCACATCATGGTTTAGAAATTGAAGATGTTGACAGAGTGTGTGAACTTCTAAATAATTTCAAACCAAAAGGTAAGTATTTTCATTAAACAGCTTAAAACAAGTAATTTCTAATATCTAAATGCCCACTGCACTCGTCACGGGGGGATGTGGGTTCATCGCGTCCAATTTTATCAACCGGATGAAAGACAAATACCCAGATATTGAGTTTGTCACCGTTGATAAAATGGATTACTGTTCAAACACTAAAAACGTAGATGATGGAAAGGCTACCATTATTAAGGGAAATGTAGGTAACGCTGAACTCATTGAACATCTCATACACGAATATGAGTTTGATTACGTGTTTCACTTTGCGGCACAAAGTCACGTAGACAACTCGTTTGAAAATGCACTCACGTTTACGAAGGATAACGTACACGCGACACACGTGTTAATAGAAGCGTGTAGGTATTTTCTACCAAACGTTGAGTTCATTCACTTCAGCACGGATGAGGTATACGGTGAAAGTGTCACGGATGTACCATTTACCGAAAAGGATGCGGTACTCAAACCAACGAATCCTTACTCGGCATCCAAAGCGGCCGCTGAAATGCTCGCACGTTCATACATCGAGTCATTCGGGATGAACATAAAGGTCATAAGATGTAATAACGTGTATGGTCCAAATCAGTACCCAGAGAAGCTCATCCCAAAGTTCAAGAAACTCCTCAAAGAAAACAAAAAGTGCACTATTCACGGTTTGAGTTGTGCCCACATAAAACGCGCATTCATGCATGTGGATGACGTTGTAGACGCCGTGGACACCGTTTGGAAAAGGGGAGGGAAGGGTGAAATATACAACGTAGCATCGGATCACGAACTCACAGTCATGGAAGTTACAAAGCTCATCATAAAGACCATTAAAAACACGGAAGACTACGATGCTTGGATAGAGTACGTAGACGACCGGCCATTTAATGATCGACGATATTACATATCGGCGGATAAACTTAAATCACTCGGGTGGTCACAGAAGAAGGGTATCGACGACATGATTAAATTTCTCAGTACATGATATAAAAATGGTTGCATCTAAGTTTGACATGCAACAATTATCCAATCTCGCTGCGAGAACGGGACAGGACATGGAAATGTCATATGGCACACTATTCTTGATTGTTATCATGGGTGTGTTCTACATCGCGGCGAGTTCGGTAGGAATCAAGACCTTCAATGATTGCGACCAAGTACAAAATTCGCAGAAATGGAAGAATCTCAAGGGGTTCTTGAGTCACACGATGGCCGCAGCCATCGCCATGATCCTCACACTCCTTATTACTAAGATCGTGAAATCCGAAGCCGCGGCGTTCGCGCTCTTATTCGGTATTTTTGGTGTCATCGCATCTTCGATGACACTCGCGATGACACGCGAATGCAGTAGCACCGCCGATAAATCCGCTCGAAACTTTGGTATTGTTTCGTTGTTGGGTCACATACTTTTGTTGATAGTATCTATTTACTTGATGATGAAGCGTCGTGGTGTGAAAATGCCAACATTGAAGCGAGGGGGTATCCAACCAAACGCGAGAATGTCTAGCTATAGACCATTGCCAGGACCGATGGCTCAACAAATTTAATCTCGTATTACACTAGATGGATAAGAGAATTATCTTTTTGTTACTGGTGTGTTCACTGAGTTGCATTGGTTCTGTATTTGCCACATTAGGCGGGTTAAGTGCAAAGAAATCTGGTAACATAGAAGGCACGGAAGAATTTTATATTAAAAAGTACGAACTCGAAAAGCTCAAACAAATATTGATTGACGCCGTCGCGGCTGATACACAAATTGTACCCCCAGAAAAAACCGCGGGTGATTTCATCGAAATAGACGATTACATAGAGTACAAGATTCAGTTCGCAGCGGGTAAAGATACGAGAGAAGAGATAATAAATCGCTCACAACCACATATAGATAAATTAAAACGCTGGTGTGCCGAACATTACGACGCACTTAACACGTTCAGAAAATCTACAAATAAGATCACATATCTTGATGGCACACAGGTCACGACTGAAAAGTTCTATGCGACATTTATGTCAAATATTTCAGACGAAGGAAAATTGTTACTTTTTAAAATTTGTAAAAAATAGATATGCATGTGATCGATTCAATTCAAATCATCTTAATGCTCCTGTCTTATGTGATGCAAAAGACAGGAAGATTAACTTTCGAAGAAAAATGTAAAATATTACAATTCGTGGGAAAACTTACGTCAGAAACGACATTTGAGGCTCGTCTTCCATCAAGCGTCGAATCCGCACGAGTGTATAGAGACCAAGTAACACACCTGTTAGAGAGTACATAGCGTAGTATTTTGAACCATTTCTGTACTGGTAAATTCCCCAGAGTATGCTCGTGGCTATACCAGATATCACATATTCGGGTGTATAACCATCAACTTTCTTCATGTTATACACGTCACTAAATTCACGCACCAATTGATACGCACCGAGTGAACTCGCGGTAAAAACTATGATGCTGTCTGCATCCATTATAATTATTAGAGAATTTATTTCTATATACATGATAAATGAGCTCCACACCAGAATCCATCCTTGATGGATACGACAACAAGTCCCCACAGGCGAAGAAGGTCGCGGAACGTGTCAAGATGTTGACCGCGCGATACAAGAAAACGGGTGTCAACAAGGAAAACATCTGTGGTATCGTTTCCAGCTTGATGATGGAAGTCAACAGCATCAAGGCACTCAAGGGTCCAGAGAAGAAAGAACTCGTTCTTGATTTGATTTACTCTTTGATAGAGCAAATCGATGAAGGTGAAGAAGATTCCGAATTGGAAGTCGTCCTCAAAAAGATGGTTCCACCCATGATCGACAGCTTCTCCGTGATGCTAAAGATAACTAAAGGTTGTGGTTGCTTTGGTAAATAGGATGAAATTTCCAAATCTGGAAACAATGGTTATGTATGGAATTTACACAGTGAAAGACCTAATCTTACATTCACAAGATAAGCTTGTAAAAAGAAACATACGAGTGTTGAATGAATGTGACACGTGTTGTTTCGTTTTTGAAGGGCATTCATGTGATAATTGTAACTCTATTAAAAGGAACGATGTATGTATGGTTAGGTAATAATGCCGTGCTATCCGGTCGTCACAACTTACATGACGCGTCACTTTCGTCACTTTCGAGAGTGATTGTATATGTTGCGCCGAAAGGCGAATGATAAAAACACTAAAACGCGAGTGTTTCAAACGAGGAAACAGAGGTCATCAATTTGCGGCTTGGGTTAAACGTAAGTTTGGTACGCTAGTGATACACAGAGAGACCAGTTATGGCGAAGGTGTATCACTTCCGTGTGTTCTATGTCGTAAGGTCATAGATAAGTATGGCATTCGTTGGAAAGCATACGATGGAGAGACCTGGATAGATAGTTTGATCACAAAAAATATACCCAAATCGAAACCAACTAATAAACAGCGTCGAATTCTAAGGTTTGGGCTTAATGATGAGTCCAAGTGCTGATTCAAGATTGTTCTGGTTTCGTTTGAGTGGTTTATCTCTCTTTAATTTGAGTGTCTCGTTTTTACCGGATGCACTCTTTATTTCATCCATCTTTTTTGTGTTTGAAATAATTGGTATTAACCGGTCTTCATGAGGTTTCATGTCTATTTCTTTGGGTTTTTCTTTGTCGACGACGCTATTATTCCTGAATTCTTCTATAGTGAGGTCCCCACCAAACACATTGAGTCTTTCACGTAGAGGTGCTATTGTTATCGAACCAAGTTTGTTGTATAACTTTTTTCGCATAATGATAATGTTACTGCATATGATACCTCCACGTGTAATTCCGTATTTATCTATGGCGTATCTTTTCATACAACTCCAAGAACAGAATCCACCGCATGTATAAAATTTACTACGTTTATCATCGTATTTATATGGGAGTTTCAAAGTTTCACTTTCAAATGGATGACAACACCACCAACACCACATACATTAAAGGAAATGGTAGTCTTTAAGTGTTATTTTTTTCTCAGCACAAAACAAACAACATGGGTGGTGGAGGAAGTAGTACCATCAACCAGGAATTCAACATGAGTGTTGTGAATGATGTCATGTATAATTCAGTGACCAATAACGAATCCATCAATGAAAACTCCATGCAGAACATTCAAAATATGGAACTCAATATATTGAAATCTGTCGGGTGTAATATAACTACCGATCAAGAGATTACATCAAGTTTTATGGCGACGACTGAACAAATTACAGAAAGTTTCCAATCCGTTGAAAATGATATCGTGAGCGAACTTCAAGCACAGGCGGGGGCGGCACTCGATAAACAAACACAAATGGGGAACATGCAATTCGGTGACAGACAAAACGTCAACCAAACGATTAACACAGAAATAGAAAACATCGTGAAAACTAATCTCGAAACCAATAACCTGACGAAAACGATAAATGAAGCTGTTAATATTCAAGACCAAACGATTAACATTGGTGAAGTATACTGCTTTAATGGCGAATCCCTGACATTTAAACAAAACATATCGGCCGATCTCGCCGCACAAGCCGTCGCGAAGAACTTGCTCTCGGCTGTCACGACCAACCAAATGGCAAACGAAATCATAGCCACGGGTGAAGCCACCGCCGGGTCCAAGGCTGGTGGGACCGCCGAAGCCATTGAATCGGCTGGTGAGGCGGTATCGGGTGTGGTTGGCGCGGTGACTGGCCCCATGAAATACGCTATCATTGGCGCTGTGCTGTCGTGTGTGATGATAATCATCGCCGTGGCCATGATGGGTATGTCCCCAGCTGGTCAAAACAGACTCAAGACCGCGAACTTTTCTAAAATGAAAATGCCCGGTATGCGACGTTAAATTACATTTTTGTTCTCTGTGGTGTACTGTTACCACTAAAAACAAAAATTTACAAAGACTCAAGGTACGCGATCAATTCTTCGCGGTCACCTGACTTCACGAGTGGGATGATCTTCGCGAGTTTTTCTTCATCTTCAGTTAATTCCTTCGCCATACCGTAGACGATGAATGGGTTGATAAACTTTTCTGGGGAAGCTTCCTTGATGTATTTCACCGCCTTAGAATCCTTGCCCTCCAATTTTTCACGTCGAATGGTATACAGCCAGTATGCCACGACGACCAGTGATACAATCACAGCTATTGTGTTAATCTGTCTGTTCTTCATTTATATATATAAAGAAATAATTTTTCTTTAAATCAATGATTTTGAGTATAGATGTTGGTATACGAAATCTGGCCATGTGTCAATTCGAGGAAACATCCAATCTCGTCGTGAACTGGGATGTTTCAGGTGTACCACCTGAGCACAAAGACGGATTATTTGTGTCCTTACGAAAACATCTAGACGAACGACCATGGGTACTCGATTCAAACATAATTCTTATAGAGAAGCAACCTGATAGAAATAAGAAAATGAAAATGGTAGAGAACTTTTTACATGCATACTTTGTTATAAAATCACCGAATTCAGAAACAATAATTTATGATGCAAAATTTAAGATTCCCGATGTGTGTGGTCCGGGTAAAGCACAGTATCTAAAACGAAAAAAAGTATCCATCGAGCGGTGTGAAGCCTTTTTAAATAGCAATCCCGTGAATTCACATTGGCTTCCTATATTCAAAGAATCCAAAAAGAAAGATGACCTCGCGGATACGGTGATGCAAGCCATTAGTTTCACGAAACGTGTGGAACCACTCAAGAAAACCGTAAAAAATAAAAAACTTGTGGCTAGAAAACCAAACCAAAACCAAAAAGAAACGCGTTATTCTAAATCAAATCTCGCGTGGATTTACCTTAACAAACCCGAGTGTGAGTGTCTCGATAAAAACAAGAGATTTATGAAAGATTTAAAAAGGTATTATAAAAGTATAGAGGAGCTCGCGGAAGAATGCAAAACCTCGTAGAAAAATATAAACGTGAGATGGACCGATACAAAAAAATATCTTTAATGATTAATGCTCAGGTATGCAGCGACATTCACCGAGCTCCCACGTGTAATTCGAATGTTACACAGGCGAGGCGAGAAAGTCATAGTTGACTATGCAAAAGAAAATTGTAGATTATCCGATGCGTTTCACATTACAGAGACGACTAAAGAAATCATCACAGCACTCCCCGTCGGATCCATGTCAGCCATAAAACTCACAAGTTTTGGATCGAGAGAATCGAAGATAGATGCAAGAGATTGCGCACATAATATCATAAAACATGCGAAGACGTGTGGTGTTAAGGTATGCATAGACGCCGAAGATGTGTTGTACCCAGACATATGTTATGACATGATGGGAGAACACAATACAAAAGACGATGTACATGTGTATAAAACGTATCAGATGTATAGACGCGACGCCATGGAAGAACTCTTACACGATATAGAAGGAGCACACAGTGATTCATTTAAACTCGGTGTGAAACTCGTGAGAGGTGCATACTTGAGAAACCAAAAAGGTTTATTTGATACCAAAGCTGACGTTGACAACGAATACAAAAAAGCCATGACATATACGCTCGCGTGTCCACATACACACACTATTTTAGCGACACATAACGCGCCATCACTCCGATACGCGACAAAATTTGACAAAGACCGATACGTCACAGCGCAATTGTTAGGAATGGGTAAAAAAACAGGTGTAGAGTATAGATATGTACCGGTAGGTAATCTATATGAACTCACACCTTATTTAATAAGGCGCCTCAAAGAAAGGATGTCATGGGATTAAAAAGTTTAAGGATTTAAAGTGTTTAAACCATATATGTCATTTAAGCTACTAGAGGAATGTCTGGAATCGCATACTGTGTCTGCGATAGCCAAGAAACTAAATATAGTGTCCGGTACGGTAAATAGATGGATTCTGTTAAAAGATGTTCCATCCAATTATGAATTTGATTTACTCAAAATACTCGGTAAGAATATAGATTACAGTGAGTATACACATAAATCGAAGGATCAATTTTTTACTCCACAAGGCATGGCAAAAAAATGCATAGATACATTCTTCCGCGTCACGGGTGTAAACCCGGATGAATACACGTTCATAGAACCATCCGCGGGAGACGGGAGTTTTTTCAATGCATTGTCGCATAAAAAGATAGGTATAGACATAGAACCAAGATGTGATGGTGTATCCAAATTAGATTTCCTAGGTTGGACTCCACCAGATACATCTTTGAAGTATGTGGTCATTGGAAATCCACCGTTTGGATTAAGGGGGCACATGGCACTGAATTTCATAAATCACTCACATGCGTTTGCGGATTACGTAGCTTTCATATTACCACAGTTATTTGAAAGTGATGGTAGGGGGTCACCTAGAAAACGAGTACAAGGGTATAACCTCATTCATAGCGAAAAATTGAGTGGGATGTTTCACATGCCTAATGGAAATGAAACTAAAATAAACGGTGTTTTTCAAGTGTGGTCTAAACACACAAACAATGATGAATTTGAAATAAGAAAGGTAGACAACGAAGATGTGTGTGTATACTCTATATCAGATGGGGGCACCGTAGCATCTAGAAGAAATGTAAAAATGATAGGAAACTGTCACGTGTATCTACCATCTACATGCTTCGGTGAAAACAACATGAAAGTGTATGATACGTTCGATGAATTACCGGGTAAGAAGGGGTATGGAATATTTTTTAAAAATAATGCTGAGTGTTTAATTAAGAAAGCTAAGCAGATCGAATGGTCTAAAGAGAGCTTCAAATCAACAAACTCAGCTTTGAATCTAAGAGCGTCGATAATTCATCAACTTCTTGGATGAGATCGAGTGGTTGGATACGCTCACGAATCCAATCACCAAACGCATCATCTGCTTGACCGTGTGCGATTTTCATCGTGATCTCCGAGTTGACACCTCTATCGAGAACACACTTACTTGTGTCAAGTTTATAGACATCTTTCGTCTTCTTTCTCGAGTGTGCGGTGCGTTCGAGTATAGGGTGCTTGGTCGTGAGGTCATACGAATCGATGACTGTGAAATTGGCATCGCGTGGCGAGATATCGACAAACACCCAAAAGTCTGGTGAATTGTCGTTAGACAGGGTTTCGTGTTGGAACGCGTAACTTTCACCCATTCGAGCCGTTTTTACTTCCACCTTTCTTCCACGTATTAACATGTCATACGCTCTATCTGAACCTTTCTTGGAAATGTTCTTGTTTCCATCCCATTCAACGTCTATGCCATACTTTTTGCAGAGGTTGAATAGGAGTCGTTCACCCTCATACCCAATTGCATCCGCGCTCAGTTTGCGGATGTCTTGGAGTGGTGAACCATCCCACACACTCTTCTTCTTCGCCGAAAGCTCCACACGCTCCACCAAGGTATCGAAAATAGTAGCCATTTTATTACTTACTAAATACATTCACAATCACCAACTTAGGTAATAAAATGGTGGCATAAAGATTTAGCCCGTTATATATTTAATCATGCAGAAAGATGTCTTGGATCACGGATTTGTTCGCCTCGTGGACCACATGCCTCGGGAAGATGTGGATGCGGCCATCGTACAATCTGCCCGAGTCTCGTATGGAGATGGGACTAAAACCTCACGAGGAGACCGCGGACTTATTCGATATCTCCTCAGACACTGGCACACAACACCCTTCGAAATGGTGGAATTCAAGTTTCACATCAAGATGCCCATCTATATCGCTCGACAGCATATGCGCCACCGCATGGCCAGCATCAACGAACTCTCCGCCAGATACTCCGTCGTTCCGACACAATACTACGAACCAGGCGTTTTACGCGGGCAATCCAAAGTAAACAATCAAGGTTCAGAAGGTGTCGTAGATGTAGGGGAAGAACTCTCGTCAAAGGTTTCCGAAAAACTCAGTGAATCTTTTGAGTTATACCAAGACCTCCTTGATAGAGGTACTTGTAGAGAACAAGCGCGTGGTAACCTTCCACAATCGACGTACACAGAATTCTATTGGAAGATCAACCTTCACAATCTCATGCATTACCTTCATCTACGCATGGATGAACATGCCCAAATGGAAATTCGCGAATATGCTAATGCGATTTACGAACTGGTCAAACCCCTCGTCCCCGTCACGATGGAGGCATTCAAGGATTTCCGCGCGGATGCCATGCATTTAACTGGACCCGAAATCAGGGCTATCGCCACCGGTGAAAAGATTGAATCACCGGGTGAAAGGCGTGAATTCGAAGAAAAATTGAAAAGATTGAATATTAATTTGTAATGTTATATTAACATGCTCTCTATTGCCTCGACCCAAGCTAACATAAACGCGATTCGAAAGAAGTTCAAGAAGTACGGAAAAAAGATGAAGAAACAGCGAATCGACGATTTTACGTCTATTCGTGAGCGTCTTTCCGAAATCGCAGAGGGTGAAAAGACTCGATCCCGTGAGATTTTGGAAAGCCACAAAGCTTTCTTTGCCGAAGAAAAGAAACCAACAGAAGAGGTTTCTATCGACTTTTATAAGAAGTAAACGCGAACCACGCACTCAACGCAGACAATAATGTAAAAGAAGGTAAGTGTTCTACCATGTTCCCAGCTATGACAGCAGATAACACACTATACTGCGCATAACGCATTTCCTTTCTCGTCTTTTCTAACGATCTTTTCATAGATGCCCTGGACTCTTCCAAGCCCAGGACAGCTGTGCTTATGTTTTTTATACGCGAAGGCATTTCAAATGATGTCGAAAACACGTCTTGAATATCGAAAGAATCCATGAATTGTTCGCGTATCATGGGTTCGAGGTATTCGTAATAATTGAAATTTTCATCGAGTTTTATGCATGTACCTTCCACCGTAGAAAATGCTTTCGCGAGATACACGAATGATGTAGGAATCGTGAATGGTTTCTTTTGTGCGAGAGATAAGAGTATCTCATCTTCGAGAATATCATTCTTGAAACTCCCACCATCGAGTGTCTCGAGATAGTTCAGTGCGGTATTGAAAAATATTTCAATGTCACTGGTATCACTCGTCGTCGGAACTATTACATTTAGTTTTATGAGTGTCTGTACTATACCTTTTGTGTCCCTATTTATGATGCATTTAAACAGGTCTTGGAAACCTTCTTTGAGTTCATCAGATATATCTATCACAAGACCAAAGTCATAAAACACGAGTTTACCATTTTTAGAAAAACCTATATTTCCCGGGTGTGGGTCGGCGTGAAAAAGCCCCTTTTCCATGGTTTGAATCACATAAGATGTGATGAGCGCTTCGCATACCTTTTTGGGGTTTACATCTTCGTCGTGTATTTCCGTAAGTTTTTCCGATTTTACATATTCCATGACTATCATGTCGGGCGTCGAGAACGATTCATATACCTTAGGTATTTTGACCCATTTGACACCTTTAAACGCTTTTCTCATACGTTTGGCGTTGTGTATCTCTTTTTCATAGTCAGATTCAGATAATAGGTAATCGATGGACTCTTCGAGTACACGACCGGAAGTCGCACCCGTGTCTACCCCCACCTTTTCTAAAAAGTTCACGACATCCACTATATTATCAGTGTCGCGTTTCATTATATCGTAAATATTGGGGCGTTTTATCTTCACTACAACTTCACGTCCATCCAATAACTTAGCTTTGTGTACTTGACCTATACTCGCCGATTTAAATGGTACATATTCAAACTCTGAAAATACATTGTTCGCATTTACAACATCTTTTACACATCCCTCGTCTATCGGTGGGACATTATCCTGTAAAGATTCAAGCTCTCGTGTAAACTCTACAGGGTAAAGGTCTGCGCGTGTTGATACAATTTGGCCTAACTTTACAAATGTTGGACCGAGTTCTATTAACTGATCTCGAGTCCAAGAACCAAGTTCACCTTGACTTTTTGTGAATCTCTTGCGCCACAGAAATTCAGCCGCAAACTTCCACGTTTTACGTTTCTGTTTTGTCGGAGGGTGAACTTTTAGCGAGACACATGTCCGCATCCTTAACATATCGAGATATTTTATTCTTTAACGTCATGGCATTATACGGAGTTCCGTCGGGAAGGTAATGTACCGTCATGTACGTCATACGATTCGGATTCCATATATATTTAGTCGTGAGTTTTACGCGACTCTGTCGAAGTGTCCGTTGTATCATGTCTTCTCGGCTCCCCACGATCACACCCTTGTGACCGGGTACAATTTTGAGTACAGAGTTCATTTATACATGTATGTCGCAAATCTTTAAATCGAGTCCATTTGAAAATTCTCGTCATCTCGAAAATTAAAAATAAAAAAATTATTTTTTTCTACGCTTTCTTCTTTGAAAAGTTTCTGAAAAAATAAAAAAAGTTTTTTGTGTTTTTAAAAATGAAAAAACATGGTGTTGCTTCGCAATTATTCTCGTCTTTTGGTTTGAAATACTGTATGTCCCTACATACACCATTTTACCCTTTATGTAGAGACTATGTCTTTTTCAAACAAAACCTTAAAATTCTCGTCATCTCGAAAATTAAAAATAAAAAAATTATTTTTTTCTACGCTTTCTTCTTTGAAAAGTTTCTGAAAA